TTGAAAGTTGACCTGCCGAAGTAACACCAAGTGCTAGACGCAAATCATAGAATCGGAAGTATTTTGAACCAAGAGCGCCATATGCTGAATTCAAGGATACTTTCTTGGCTAACTGAAGGTTATTGTATCTAGCTATCGCGTTATCCAATTCAATTCTCTTTTCAGGATCAGTTTCTACTTCATAATCCTGTTTAGCCTTGATCATGATCTTTTTGAATTTCTTTCGATCTTCATACATTTCTTCCAACATCTTAGGCAAGAAACCTTGTTTGTCAGTTCGAAAGAATTGACCATTGGGAGTTAATGTCACATTCTTTAGACCGTCAGTATTAATTTTTTTCTCCAACATCATATCAACAGAAATTCCTTGAGATAAGATAGCAATCATTTCTGGAGTATAATCAACCGGCTCAACTAGAGTTTCTGGCGAATTATTGTATTGCATCATCAAATGTGGATATAGACTGTCTAAGTCAAAACTAGCCACACATTCATGCATACCAATCTGAGGTTCTTTTACATATGCACCCTCAAATGCAGCATCTTTATCTTTTGATTCTTTTGGTGGAACAATAATGTTTTTTTCGAGCAAATAATTATATATCAGTGAATCCCACATCCTAGTTTGAGCAAAGATATCTTCATAATTTGTTTTGGTATCATATGCAAGAGTCAAACCCAATTCAATAAGTTTTAATTTAGATTCAAGTCTAAAGATAAGGTCAACGTCCTTGATATTATAGTCGATGAATTTTTGATAATCTTTTCGATATAATTCATGTAGATTCTCAAATTCATCATATGATAACTTTCTTTCACCTAACTCAACATTAGCAATATGATCAAGACGATATGATTCTTGTGATTTACCACCAGGTGCATACCAACGATACAGTTCGATATAATCAAGTGAAGCTACACCCATAATCTCATATGCAATGTTCTTTTTGTTCATTGCATATACTTCACGTTGATTGATCATACCCCAAGGTGAAAGTCTCTTTGTTTCCTTTTCACCTAACAAACGATTGAATCTGTTAATCAGATAGGGTATATCAAAGAATTTTGTGTTCCAACCAGAAATAACATCGGGGCAGTTTTGTTCCCAGAAATCAAGGAATGTTTTACACAAATTCAATTCTACTCCGCATTGGTAATAAGATACATTATCATCATTACGGAAATAAGGATTGCAACCGAACGTATGAATTTGACCATTCATAAACCGAACAGTTATCGCGGTGATGGGTTCACTGGCTACATAAGGATTAGGAAATCCATTTTCTGAACCAACCTCAATATCAATCACAGCAATTGAAAGATCATTCATCTTCCAATCAATCATACCTTTATGATTATCAGCTATGAATGTGTATTGAAAACTGGTATTTCCATAGATTTTAAAATTAGAAACATCATCATAACGTTTACTGAAATCTCTGGCTTCACGCATATCTTCAAACCGCATAGGTTCAAGATATTCACCAAAGAGTGTTTTAAATTTGGTTTCGTTTTGTGATGGTAGAAATAAAGTCGGCGCGTAAGCCACTTTCAACTTAACGCGCCGCCCATTCTTAACACCACGATACAGAATGTTGTTGCCTACAGAGGCAACGTTGGTGTAATAATTATTCATTTATTTATTTTATCAGATTTTTGGCATAGAAGAGGCAATTTGAATTCCTGCACCAAAGATTTTATTGTATTCGTTGATCATACCAATAACTGGTTTTGTGAAGCATAAAATCTCAGCATAAGGTAAACTGATACCTGTTGTAAAGTCTTCTGAAAAATCTAAGAATGGCATGAAACCAATCATATTACCATCTTTTGATTGTTGTGTGATCACAAACATCGGTTCTTTGATAACAAATAAATTGGGGTTGGCATCTTGCTCTGATGAGATTGCGACCAATTTACCAATTAAAGTCTGAGAAGTTTTAAATGTTACGAGGATAATATCGTCCATTATACAGACACCTCAACTTCAGCCGGCAAGACGCCAATCGTCAACCAACGTTTAGGGAACAACATTTCCCTCCCACGGAAATCGTCCATACAGTAGTTGGGATCTTGGACAAATCCAAGAACCTCAACCATGTTATCGAATTCTCGAAGGAACAGATCATAACGATCTGCCTTGGGCATTTTGTGTTCAGCTGCGAGTTTTTTAGCGAGTTCTTGCAGTTTCATAGACACCTCTTAATTAATGATCTTCAGTTTTAGTCAAATTTTTTAGTCAAATTACGAATAACAATAACATCACCTTCAATTTCAATCGACAAAGTATCACCTTCATTCCATGATAATTCATTCACCATTTCATCTGGAAATTGAAGTATTGCACCATCTTCCTCATCCTTAACGATATACCCTGTATAAATTTTATCTGTGTTCATAATATGAAATCCAAAGGTTTAACGTATATACCAGATTTCTCTAGAAATTTTAATCCATCATTACTTCGGTATTCGGTTGCATAAAACACCTCTTTTATTCCTGCCTGATATATCAACTTTGAACATTCAAAACATGGAGCATGTGTGATATACATCGAGGCATCTAAACTTGAATTATTTGATTTTGCAAGTTTTGTTATTGCATTTGATTCAGCATGAATAACCTCAGGTTTGGTTTCTAGTTTGTGATATTGTTTTGTTGATTCATCGAACCACCAAGAGAGATCGTAATAGGTATCTCTAATATCATAAGAAACAAGTTCAGTCTCACAATTATTATCCCAACCAGAAGGCGTACCGTTGTATCCGATACTTATGATCGTGGAATCTTTGACTATCACACAACCAACCTTTAGTCTACGTGCAGTTGATAAATCTGCATAGTTTCTAGCTGATCGCATGTGTGCGTAATCAAACTTATTCAGCATCTTTTTTGTCTTTCTTGATTGGCGCACGTTGTTGTTTTTCATACGACAACTGAGCATTAATCATGAGTGACTTAAAAACATTTCGTTCCTCACCAAAGAGGTTGGTGAGAATTTTCTTTGTAGTCTTACGCATTTTGAAATTTTTATCTGTGTTCATAATTTATTACTCCTTCAATATAGATATTTTATCAGAACTACAATCGAAAGTCAAGAGGTTTTCACCTCTTGACGGGTAAAGATGTTACTCGTTTAACAAATCTTTCTTATTAACAGAAGATTGTTTGCCGATTTCGATCTTACGTGGTTTTTTGTTATCTGGGATAACATTTTCCAAATTGATTCGGAGAATACCGTCTTCGAATGATGCATTACGGACTTCTACCGTATCAGCCATTTGGATAATTTTTGTAAATGATCGGGTAGCAATACCACGGTAAACATACTTTGGTTCATCTACCGTATCTTTTTTGTCACCTTTGATGATCAATTCACCATCTTCTACAAAAATTTCAATATCCTCAATCTTAAAACCGGCGATAGCAAGTTCGACTGCATACTTGTTATCGTCAAGTTTAATAATATTGTGTGGAGGATATGTTGTGCTAACAGGTTTTCCACCTTTGGATGCTTCATATATTTTTTCAACATCAGTGATAAAACGTTCGAATCCGAGTGTGGAATTAAGCAATGGTACAAAAGAAATTTGTCCAAATTGAGTCATATAGTTCTCCTTTATTTAAGCGAGGTTAATAATGTGATCCCGAAGGCATCACATGGTTATTTAGTCAATTCGTAAGCAGCCTTATTGACGAAATAAGTTCTTTGTGGGAATTCTTCCTTGAATACCCTAATGAATGAATAATTATCCGATTCTGTTATCTCATTCACATCGTTACACAGAACAATTTCACCGGTGTAACGATTCTTTAATTTTGAAATACTTGCTTTCTTTGTTTTCATAATAAAAATCCATGTCTGTTATTTTTTGCCTATGTTGTATTTTGTTACCAGTTGCCAATCATCTTTCTCTTTGAACGATATGATTTTTATCTGATATAGTGGTGCAATATTATCTTTAGTGATTTCAGGATTCAATATCTTGACCAATTCCCATTCTTCAAGTAGTTTTGCGATGGCATTCCTTCGTTGAATATCATTTTCTGATATATTAGAAGGTTTACCATCGAGTGCAAAAAGTTCTTTAAAATGAACGATGTAATACTGACCCTGTTTATGTAAAATATGACAGGATTGATACAACACTTTATCTTTACGTGAAGATACTCCAATGCGCGTAAGTGTTTCTTTTACTTTTAAGAAGTCATCCTGCTCATTGAGCTGGACCTCAACAAACTTTTTCAAATCTACCATTTTATTTCCTTAATCCACCGATATCGGTTTTTTCTTTTAGTTCTTGGATTTGTTCTTTGCTGAGTATGGTCAAGGCTTCAAGTGCTTTGGAATTTGAAAACCCATAGGCTAACTTTACACATTCCAAATCATCATTATTTTCTATTTTTACCCACTTCGCAAAAGGTCGTTTCTGAGACCTTACAGTATTTATGAAAAAATCGAATTGAAGCTTTTTGTCGATAAAATGACGGCGATTCATTTCATTCGCATACAAAACACAGTCTTTATGGTAGGAAAGACTGCGATTTGTCAGGAACGGAACATACTCTTTCTCCGTCAAATCATCAACAATCAGCTGCTTTTTGTTTTGTAAAATAGCATTAACATAATCAAATGGGTTCATTTGGCTGCCAACATATAAAGACCAATGTTAGAAAATGCATATCCAACATAGGCAATTGTCATTCCCAGATTGTTGAGTCTGAACTGATCATATGCTACATATGCATAAATCACTCCAGTCAATAGTATAAGTTTTGCGCTCATTATTTAAACTCAACAGACACCATCAAATCAGTCAGGCAAGCCACAGTGTTAATCTCTGCATCAGCCACAAAAGCCTGTTTGTATTGATAGTCAGCCAAAATAATTACTGCTTGTGGAATACTCTGTGGTAGCAATATATCATAAAGGTTATCATACAATTTACGATACAATGTGGTTGCATCAATATCATTACTAGCTACCCATTTACGGAGAGCACCAAAGTCTTTGTTCTTGAGATGTTTAGATACTTCATCAAGTGCAATATTACCAATCTGTGCAAGAATACCAGTATCAATTTTACCAAACTGTGAGTATCTTTGCAGTTCATTGATGATTCTACGAAAATCTGGAAAATGTTTTTTGACTAATTCAGCAATAACCTTTTCATCATACTCAACATTTTCTTTCTTAAGTATACCAAGAATACTCTTAAAGAACTGGCCTGCCATCGAAACCTTTTCTTCAGATTTCAGTGTAAAGTCAACGACAGCACATCTTGAGTGCAAAGGATCGATAATGCGGTTCTTGAAATTACATGTGAAAATAAAAGAACAATTACTTGCAAATTCTTCGATTGCATTACGCAAAGCAGGTTGTGTTGAATTTGGATTTAGATAATCTGCTTCATCGATAATAATGACTTTGCGACCACCAGCCAATGACATAGACGATGCATAGTTCTTGATCTTGACACGAAAAGTATCAATACCAGATTCATCAGAACCATTGATTACTAGATAATCACAACCAATTTGATTGCACATTGCTTTAGCAACTGTAGTCTTGCCTACACCGGCACCACCAGCTAAGAGAAGATTTGGAATTTCTTTGTTGTTGACATACTCCTGAAACGGGTGTTTAAGCCGTTCAGGAAGTATACAAGCATCAACAGTTTTTGGTCTATAAATTTCCGTCCATAATGTATGTTCCATCATTCACATCTTTCATAATAAATTAAGCTTCAATTGCTACACGTTTCCATTCATCACCAACTTTGATCCAGAGTCTATTGTCTTTACCAACAGCCATTTCAACTGAGTTTTTAGGATTAACGTATCTGGTCAAACAAGTAGAACTCGATGATTCATCATAACCTCCATCCAATCTCAATGTAGAAGGATAATGTTGGTTATCAAATTTAGGTGCCAATCCACTGATATCTTCTTTTGCTGGCGCTTTCATATTCTCATATGTTATTGTGCCAGCAAGAAAAGCACCTAAGATACCCGCACCCTTAAGAAAACTTCTCCTGGTTTCCATAATTATTCCTTGTTATATGTAGATCCAGCTTCAGTCGTGATCCAATATTGTAATGTATTCATCTTAGTATTCTTAAAATTTGCAAGACCTTTAGATGATACATTGACCTGATATGAACCAGTAAGCAATTTGTCTAGATATTCAGTCTTGAAGATCATCGAATATTTTGCACCATTTCCACTACAGATTTCAAGTTTACCCGTGTGTGAACCATCATTTTTAACATCCTTGGTCATGATATACACGGTCGTTCCATCGGATTCAACAACAACGTTAGGTGAGCAAATAGTTCTTGCTGACCGCATAACACGATCAAAATCTTCTGAGGTTAGATCAAAAACAATTTCAGCATCAGGCATAATTAGACTTTTTTCTGGTGCAGCAACAATCATCGATGCATCAGTCAAACGATAGGTTGTGCTAATACGACCTTTGATAATTAGATTTTTATTTCCATCCAACTCATATGTTGGATTATCTTTTTCATTGTTTGAAATAACAGCAAGAAATTCATTTAGGTTACCAATGGCAAATTCTTCTGGAATATCCTCATCAATTTCTACTTCAGCCAAAATATTACGGAGACCAGATACGGTCTTAAGAATCTTACCTTTTCGGAATAAAATTCCTTGATTGATGTTGCTAAAGTTTTTTAGAATTGCCAGTGTTTCGTTTGAAATTTTCATTTATAAATCCTCATAATAAGTTTAACCATTATACACTACTTTCCAATCAACGTCAATAGATGATCTACTTTATCACCTAAATCTTGGATAGTACCATTATTCTCAATAACATATTCAAATTTATGCCCTATCCAATCCCATTCAGACTTATGGATACCTAAGTCTTCCATACCTTTCAAGGCTGAATAGAAACCTTCGTTAGCTTCAGATGCTAATTTGAACCAATCAGGTTCTTTACCACGTTTAACACGAACAATAATACCACCATTGTCTTCAATATAATTGATTTCATTTTTAAATCGAACATCAGTAACAACAACGTCTTTATCCTTTGAACGATTCAATAGTGAAATTACCCAAATATCAGGATGAAAAACATCTCTTCCTGCTTCTGTTCCCATCAATTGAAGTGCAATTCTGGGTGAAAAATCTTTATCAAATTTCTCACTCCAGTATAGGTCTGGTTGTTCACGCCAATGTCTAGAAACTTCGGTATCACCTTCAAGCAATTCTCTTGGCCAACCGAAGATTATAGAAACCGCATCTTTAAGTGGTGATGCGAAACTGTCTTTATAGAAACCTTTCTCCGAAAAAAGGTCTCCAACAGTTCCTTTACCTGAACCAATAAATCCAACCAAACCTATAATCACAATTTACCCGTATACTGAGCAACAGCAGGCATGTCACCAGAAAATGCATAGGTACCAATGTGTTGAGTTTTCATCCATGGGCATAAGAAAATTTCTCCACCGGTCTTGCGCCACATCTGGCAGAACATATAATCTTCTGATAGATAACGATCCGAACCACCTCCAACGATACTTTCTTTAGAATCAATCACAGTATCAAAGTAAGCATGAATATAACGTGATCCATCAAAATTGGATTGACCAACATGATCTGGCTTATAACGAATTGATGGGTAAGCTTCCTGCATCTTTTCAAATACTCCGCGTTTGACCATCATATAACCTGTACCAATTTCCATAACTTCTAGAGGTTCAGTAACAGTGAATTGTGAAGTGCCTTTAACTACGTTAAACACATATTCACCTACCAGTTTTTCCAGTTCTTTTGGTTCAAGATTTGGATGTTTACGGGCTGCACCGGCTACGTTATTCCAATTAATGGATTTCTTAGGATAAGGTCCACCAATAACATCTTTATCGAGTGCCAAGAGTGCAATAACATCTTGTGGGTTATAACACACATCAGAATCAATGAACAATAAATGCGTAAAATCGGTACGAAGAAATTCATCGACCAGATAATTACGTGCCCTTGTAATCAGTGATTCATTGAACAAGAATGAAAATTTAACTTCAATCCCATAACGACTCAGTGTGGTTTGCAGATCAAGACACGATTTGATATACAGCCCGTGTGCCATTCCACCATACATTGGTGTTGCAACGAACAATTTATGTTTCTTTAGATCATCTACTTTAACTTGTAATTCCATAATATACCTATTTTAAGATTTGTTGTTTAAGAAAATCATTTGTGTGTTATTCTCTATGAAACCTAATCGGTCTGTTAGTGGAATAATTTTACCTGATAATACATACATGTCCAAAATTACTCGCAATACTTCATAATCAGAATCATCAAAACAGATAACAGAACCTTTTCTACCCATCTGTATCACATTAAACAAGTCCGTTTCTGCAATATCAGCACTATGCCCACCATCAATAATAAAAAGATCATGATCTATTTGTTGTCTGGCTAACATAGGAAATGCCAATGCTGAATTTGAATTGATCAGATTGATTCTGTTTCCAAAAACAGATTTGAGATATTCATAACACGGAATAGTATACTTGTGTTGACAAATATCAATACAAGTAAGTTTTAGATTTGGATTTCCAGTAAGTAGAATTAATGCACTATGCCCAGCATTAAATCCAATCTCAACAACATTGTTGAACGTCAAAGACATTAGACCAAAAGTCCTTCTCTTGGTCAAAAAATTCTTTTGCAATTTTAATTCTTTTGGTGTTGTTAATTCTAGATCATCGATATCATTAACATCAATATCCTCTTCCTTATCATTGTAAAAGATATTACCTTCGAGGGGTTCACCAATAGTCTTGATGATTTCATTCAATCGCAAAAGGTGTTCTGTGTATTCTTCGACAAATGGATCATAAGTTCGGTCTGAAAACCTGTGTATGAAATGAACCCTATGCATCAAAGAATTGTTTATTAGTGTAGTCATATTATATCCATAAAAAGAGGGAGTGATACTAATATATATCACTCCCTCAACAACCTTCCTAAATTATTTTAGGCAAAGGTGCGGATGCCTTGAGCACGCAGAACTGCGATGCCTGCGGCAATAACTTTCTTGCTTGGTGTTCCAAGGCGATAGAAAGAGATTTTACGACCGTTTGAAAGGGTCTTAGTGTTGGTATAGATAGAATGACCTTCTTCACGAAGTTCGTTGATACGAGCAGCCACATTCTTAATACCGAATCGAGCTTGTGCCTGTGCAACCGTAAAAGTATTATAACCTTCGGTCTTACTAAGAGTTTCCAACATTTTTTGTTTGACTGATTTCTTCATTCAATTTACTCCATATTAAATTAATCGCAGGTTTTTACTTCATTTGAGAAGCGATTATTCTCTCAAATTATTTGTCTATTATATACTATTTGATCAACATGTGTGGCAAACATGTAATAAAAACCCACCGTTGCCGATGGGTCTATTGTATTGGTCTTATTTAAAAGACATTCAGAACGGAACTTCCTCATTCTGTTTTGTAACCTCGATACCTGAAGATGTATTTGCGGTCTCAGTTTTAACATCGACCTTAGTATACAAGTCCATGAAAGATACCTTGGTGTCTGTATCGAAACGATTCAAGCAGTATTCAATCGCTTTAAGGCGATCTCCGAAGATGCCATACGCCTTAGCAATGTGTACCAAACGACGCGTTGAGATAACTTCATCGCAACCATCGTCCTCAAAGGTGCGGCGAATAACCGTAGCCCATGCTACAAGCTTTTCGGCAAACTCATCATCTTTACGACCAGACGAATCTAGTTCCGATTCGATGATTTTCTTCTCTACCTTTTCAGGCGGCCAAGTCTGTTCCATCGTGATTGGAAAGCGTTCCAAGAACGCCTCATTCAATACGTTAGTGAACATAAAGCGACCATCTTCCGAACCCTTACCTTTGGTATTGGCAGTAGCGATAATCGTAAATCCTGCTGTCGGAATAACAATTTCATTCTTCTTTTTAAGAAGAAATGGTTTACCCTCAAGGACACGTTGGAGGGTCGATAGATTCTGAGCACCATAGTCAATTTCATCAATGCACAATACTGCACCTTGCCGGGCAGCCACGGTCACGGGACCGTCGCGCCAGACCATCTGACCGTCGATCAGAATATAGTTACCCAAAAGATCAGTTTCATCTGTTTCAGGTGTCATTGACACACAAACGAATTGTCGTTTGATCCGCGCACAAATTTGTTCGACCATCATAGTCTTACCGTTACCTGAATTACCCGTAATAAAGATCGGATAAAACTTATTGGAAGAGATAATAGTTAGCAAATCGGCATAGTTACCGAACGGAACGTAATTTGCATATTTTTCGGGAATCAGACTTTGCGTTTCAAGATCGGTAACGACCTGATTAATTTTTATCATAGAAAGAACTTTCCCTGTCATTGCAACCTCTTCCTGAATCTCTGGTAGATTTTGGACCGTAGGCATTATGTTGGTATTCACTTTATAAACACCACGTGAAACTCGGTTATTTTCATCATTGATATACCAATACGGCATTTTCAATTCATTTTTATCTAGAAGATCAACCAGTTCCTGCTTGGTAATCTGAGTTTTACCAAAATTTTTCAGAGCATCCAAGAATTTTTCACGATTTTCTTTACGAGCCATAATATAGACACCTCTCAATTTAAAATACTATTATACACACAAATACCATCAAAGTCAAGCGCTAAATCAGCGCCATAACTCAA